CTTGATACTCATGTTGTCAGCTCAATAATCGGGTTATATTTTGGAGGTTCGCTAGTCCGTAGATAATTATGGCAGAGATTGTTCTAGAAGAAGCAAGAGAAATTGGAACAGCGATAGCAGCTCCAATAAAAAGTATGTTGCCTGTGCCTGCTGGTGCAGGTGGTATTCAACCTATTGAGGGTGAGGTTATACCTGCTGGTTCTAGAATGCCTGCTACACAAAAAGATAGTCCATTAGTTAAAATGTTTAAAGAATTTCTTAAAATGATTAAGAAGATGATTGATGGTTCTAAAAAACAAACACAAGCAATTGAACAAAATACAGATGAATTAAAAGAAGTAGCAAAACCAACTAAGGAAAGAGACCCTACTAAAGCTTTAGGTAAACAAGAGGTTGATAGGTTAAGAACAGAGAGAAAAACTGAACTTGGTTTCATAGCAGACGCTCAAGCCGAGTTAGATGAGATGAGTCCAGAAGAGGCTCTAAAAAGTGATAGAGGTCAATCATTAAAAAGGCAAATAGATGGTAGAAAAGAAAATGTAGAAAAGCTTGAAACTACAATTCGGGACGCAGGTTTTGCCGTTGAAGAATTAAAAGAGGGTGTAGCTGATTTTAAAACACCTTTAGGTGATGTTTATAATGCTATGGGTCAGATTGCATTATTACCTGATAGACTATTTGGTGATACATTAAAAGCATTTGATAAGATGACAGGCAATGCTTTTGGATTAAATGAAGCATATGAAAATATGAAAAAAAGTGTAAAAGGTCTTATTAAAGAAGGATTTGAAAAATTAAAAATAAAAGCAATGGACTTCGCTAAGAAAGGTTTTGAACCTTTGAAAAAAGGATTTGAAAAATTAAAAATAAAAGCAATGGACTTCGGTAAGAAAGCTATAGAACCTTTGAAAAAAGGATTTGGAAAATTTACAAAAACTACTTTACCTAAACTTGGAAAAAGTTTTGGTGGGATAATGAAACAAGGTGCTATGCTTGCTAAATCTTTCTTAGGTATCATAGCAATGAATTTATTGGCAATAGCAACCAACCCATATGTATTATTAGCTCTTGCGATTACAGGTGCAATAGCGGCGATAGCTATGTTCGCACCTAAATTATTTGAACATATAAAAGGCATAGGTCAAGCAATTCTTGATGGTATTGATAGTGTTATAACAACTTTACTTAATGGTGTTATTAGTTTGTTAAACATGATACCTGGTGTTAACATAGATAAACTTAAAACAGAAAAAGAAAAAAGAGCAGAAAAAGAAGACCCATTACATCATATGAAAAAAGCTGGTATGTTGAGTGATGGTGAGGCAGGTTCAGAAAAAGATATTGAAGCTGCAAAAGCAAGACAGGCAATATTAGGTGGGTCTGTCGCTGATGAAGGTTCTAGATTTGTTAGAGGCAGAGTAAATGAAGAAATGCAAACAGAAAGAAAAAAAGAAATGTTAGCCGACTTAACAACACAAAGAGCTGCTGACGCTGGTCTAACACCGCCTATAAACATAGTAAAAGGTGGTAACATTGTTCAAAATGCTCAAAGCAATGTATCAATGAATAAAAATATTAATGACCCAGAATCATTAGAAATGGCATATAGAATGAGAGAATTTGGAGTATCTTAAACCTTTAATTCTTTTTCAGTAAATATTTTAAACTCTATATTATTATCTTCACAATACTCTTTTGCAGCTTTCCATTTAGCAGTATTTTTTATGTAGTTATAACTTTCAGTATAATATCTTTTGGTTTTACGCTGATTGTATTTTGGTTTAGATAGATACTTTTTAGGTTTGATTTCTACCATAACAGTTTTACTTGCCGTCTTAACAATAAAATCAGGATAATATTTGTGAACTCTTTTATCAATAGGATTAAAATATGGTATCGCCATTTCTTCACTTGCCCATTGTAAAATGTCTGGATTAGTATCACAATATAACATAAACTTTTTCTCCCAAGATGAACGATAGATGATGTTCGCTGGATTACCAACATATTTCTTAGGATTAGAAGGTTTAAACTTACCCTTATAAGGTGCCTTGTAGTTTTTACTATATTTACTTGATTGCATATCCATATTTATCGTATAAATAATAGTATGGCATTTACAAACAAAATCAAAGGTGTTATTGGTACACTTCAAAATAACTTACAAGGTGGTGTTGGTGGCGCCATAGGTGGCACACTATCTAATTTAGCTTCAGCAGTTACAAGTCAAGCACAGAACACAAAAATAGCAGCTAAACTATTAAATAAATCACCACTAGAGTTAAATGATGTTGACGCTTTATCACATATGAAAGAAAACCCATACGCTTACGGCAATGTGGCGTATCCATCTTCTATTGGTAATATGGGTGAAGGTCATTATATGGTTTTTGATATTTTAATGGACGAAGATTCAGCGTTTAAAACAAAAGAATTTGAAGGTATCAACATAAAAGATTTTGACCCAAATGCTAGAGATGAAAATGTATCAAAGGCAACAGGTGCAAATGTAAAAAGAGGCACAGTTAAAAAAATTCAACAAGAAACTGATAGGAGAGTTATAAGAAGACCAAATGGCGGTTTAGCAAAAGCAATGGATAGACATACTCATATATCAGATACAATTATGTTGTACACGCCACCATCAGCAATGAAATTTAATTATAAAGCAAACTATGCCGGCGACCAAGGTTTAGGTACAATAGGTACCATAGCTATGGGGTTATCTGGAGATGGTGCAATAGAAAAATTAAAAGGATTAGGTGGTGCAGGTCTTGAAGGTTTAAGAAATATGGCCACAGGTATTGCAGACGCCGTAACAGGCGACGCCGTATCAGGTATACAAACATTAGGTTTAGGAACATCAAAAAATCCTATGATGGCACAAATATTTAAAGATGTGCCTTTTAGAGAATTTGAATTTAATTATGAATTTATTCCTAGAAATGAAAAAGAAAAAGATGATGTATATAAAATTATAAACTTATTTAAATTTCATATGTTGCCAGAAATGACAACTGAGTTTAGATTTTTGGTGCCATCACAATTTCAGGTGCAATATATGTACAGGTCAAAAGAGAACTCATACATACCAAGAATATCAAGATGTATATTAACAGGTGCAACTTTTGATTATGCGCCTGAACAACAATTACAGTCATTTAAAGCAGACGCTCAAGGTGCGCCTATGGCACACATAAAAATGGATTTGACATTTGCTGAAACAGAGATTATGACAAAAGAAACAATAGCAGAAGGATTCTAATAATGTATTTTAATTATTTTCCACAATTAATCTATGATATGAAAAATAACGGTAACGAAAAACTAGTTACTGATTTATTTCGTAGAGTAAAAATAAGGGATGCTATATTAGATGAGGCGTCCTTATACGAACATTATTATGTTCCTAATGGTGAAACACCAGAGGTAACAGCATTTAAACATTTTGGTGACTCAGAGTTACATTGGGTTATTTTAATGACAAATAATATTACAGATAGATATTATGGCTGGCCGTTATCAGACGCCGATTTTGAAAGATTTGTTAACGACAAGTATGACAATGCAGACGCCGTACATCATTATGAAATTACAAAGTCTAGTGGAAAAACAACACAAAATGGTCCAGAAGATTACTCACACAAAATAGAGGTAAATAGTACAGTATCAGGTGCAGAGGCAGTTACAAATAGACAGTACGAAGAAAGAGAACAAGATAAAAAAAGAAGAATTAAATTATTAAACAGACAATTCTTAAACTCACTTCTTGATGAATTTGAAAATTTAATTAATAGGTAGATTATGTATGGTTCAATTGATAGAGATAAATTAAATTATCCAGGACAATTTACATTAGGTAGAGTGTTCGCTTTATCTTATAGGTCGGTAATACCCACATTTCCTGTATTCATGGATATTTCTGATAATGTTTTAGAAATTAATATCTATGAGGGTCTAGATAAATCTGTTATCACAGGCAACATTGTTATTAACGATTCACAAAATATTACTACACATTTACCTTTAACAGGTTTTGAAAGATTAGATTTTAAAGTGTTTACGCCTGGTTGCTCTAGAGGGTATGACTTTACAAGAGAAACAGGTTCACCTGTTTACATTTACAGTATCACAGATAGACAAGGTGATACCGCTAGAAATCAAAAATACATACTAAACTTTTGTAGTAAAGAATTAATTAGAAATGAACAAACAAAAGTAAAAAGAGCATACGAGGGTAAATCAGAAGGTGCTATATTTAATATTGTTAGACAAGAATTAGATAGTAAAAAACCATTGTTTTTAGAAAAGACAAGAAGTAATCACAAATATGTTATACCTAAATTAAGACCTTTAAATGCTATACAGATGATAGCAGAGGCGGCGAGACCAGCAAATCACAATGCTCCTGGTATGGTATTTTATGAAGACGCCAATGGTTTTCATTTAAGAAGTTATGAAAATATGTTGGCTATCAATTCACAAAAAGCAAGACCTGCCGTTGCTAACTTTATTGTAAAGGTTGCTGGTGCTCAAACACCAAAACAAAGCATAATAGAAAAAATGCAACAAGTTAATTCTTTTGCAATAAAAAAACAATTTGATACATTATCAAGTTATCAAAAAGGTGTTATGTGCAATAGAATGATAACTCACGATATGTTTACTAAAACATTTGATGAACTAGATTTTAATTATAATGATGAATATGGTAATTTTTTCCATACAGAACATGACGGTGATGGTAACAAACAAAGAACAAAATCATCTGTTGCGCCGTTACTAAAATATGGTAATGATAAATTTTCAACAGAACATCCTGAAGCTGTAATTATGTTTCATAGTACAACAACAAAGACACATAATAATTTTGAAGGACCTGAATCAGAGATAGATGAACCAAGGCGTATCAGTTATCAAACAGCATTTAGGTCAATGGTGTTAGAATTAGAAATACCAGGTTTTACAGGATTAAGTGTGGGTGATATCATTGTATTTAATCACCCTAATTATGAACCAGCAAATAAATCTAATCCATCAGATAGAGATAGATTTATGAGTGGTAGATATCTAGTCAGTAAAGTTAGACACCAATTTAGTACAGTAGATAGTACACATTCTACAATGTTAGAATGTATCAAAGATAGTGTAATGAACAAATATCCAGAAGAAGCGACAGACACATTTAATGGTAAAGAAAAAGATAACTCAAAAGATAATATTATTCAAGAACAACTTGATAATGCTGTTATTGAGACCGCCAGTATGAGACCACCAAAATTTAGAAGAGGCAGATAGTGAACAATAATTTTTTAGGGTTTAATGGGTTTATTTGGTTTGTGGGTGTTGTTGAAGATAGAAACGACCCAGAAAAATTAGGTCGTGTTCGTGTCAGAATATTAGGTACACACGACAAAGATAAGTTAATATTACCTACAACAGACTTACCGTGGGCGCAAGTTATACAACCTGTTACATCAACAGGGATATCAGGATTAGGACACACAACCTTTTTAGTGCAAGGCACATGGGTTATGGGATATTTTAGAGATGGTGCAAGTAGGCAAGAACCTGTTATATTAGGAACAATGCCAGGTAAGGTAACAGAACTTGCAGACACAGAAAAAGGATTTTATGACCCAGATGGTGTATACCCTAAATCAATAGAGGTAGATACAAACAGACTTGCCGTTAACGACAGTACAAAAGAACACGAAACATTAACAACTAGAAAGTCAGATAGAATTACAGGGATTGCAACGGCAGAATTTGATGAACACACGGCGGCGGATGGTAGTACAATAACGAGAAGTGCAGGTGATACATTTAGTCAACCTGAAATACCATACAATGCAGAATATCCTTTTAACAAAGTATTTGAATCAGAATCAGGACACATTAAAGAATATGATGATACAACAGGGTCAGAAAGAATACATGAACGACACAAGACAGGCACAGGATACGAGGTGGACGCCTCTGGTAACAAGGTGGACATCATTAAAGGCAGTCATTATGAATTAGTATCAACTGATAAACAAGTCTTTATAGATGGTCACCACGACATTACCATTGATGGTAGACTTAAAGTATTTGTCAACAAAGAACAAGGCAGTAATAATTACGACATAGAAGTAGGTTCAGGTGCCAATGTCAATATACAAGTCAATAAAGGTGATGTAAATGTGGTCACCGTTGATGGTAAGATTAATCTCAACTCAGGAA